TTGCAGATTTAAGTTGATAACCTGCTACAGAATTTAATCCAATACGTTCAAAAGCATCTTCTATTATTTCTTCAATAGAAAATGTTTTATCAAACGTTGTAGTGCCCGAGGTAGTATTAGCCATTTAATCTCCTACTATTCGTAAACTTTAATCCATTCACAAACGATTGTAGCTGAATCTCCTGATGTACAAGCTGGTAAAGTTACATTTACATCTCCTGTGTAACTACTAGCTTTATTATTTTTTAAACCACCGAATGAAGAATAGTCATATTCCATTTCACCATTTAATGTTTGAAAAACAACATTTGATCCACCCCATACCATTCTAATTGCATCAACAGGTGCTGTTACTGAAACGTTAAAACTAACTTTGTTAAGTCTTACTGTTTTGCAAGTTTTACCATTGTTAGATGTTAATGCAGAAACATCAACTATTGCAGTTGTGCCTCCTGTAGAATCAGAAACTACGTTGTAGTGAGTGATTAGTTTTTTTGCTCCGTCGAATACAGTTGTGTTTAATACTGTGTCTGCCATATTTTTCTCCTTTTAAAAGGTGCCTGCATTACCAGGCACCTCGAGTTAATTATTAATATTAACTTAAATTATTATTTTGTGAATACAAAAAAGTAATTCTAGTTGATCCTGCATTTGTTGCAGCAGATGCAGTTACAGTTATTCTAATATCTGTAGTTCCTGTATCAGACCAAGCTTGTGCTCCACCAGCTTGAGTTGTTGGGTATTTTCTACCAACACCTGTTCCAAGTGCATATGTATTAATTATACTTGTTGCTCCACCGGCTACGTCACCAATACTTAAATTAGTTGCGCCAGAAGCTGCTACTACTGAATCTATTACCACATCAATAATCTGTGAGTTTGCTGGAATAACAATATTTGTTACGTCTGCAGCAAGTGCTCCACCAGATAAATCAATAAGGTGTGTTTGAGTCATTACAACTTGTCCAACATTAGCAATGTTAGTACCGATAGTTGTACCTGTAGTATTTTGAATCGTTCCCGCTTTTATAGGTCCCGAAAATGTAGTTGATGCCATGATTATTCTCCTAGTTAAATTCTACATAGTCTCTAGGCCGTCGACTATACTGCGTCCATGCAGAATATTAATTTATGTATAGTGAGTTTTTTATATACTAGTTTTGAGTAGAGTGCAAGAAATCCTACAGTGTGGAGTGGAATTTTTCCAACGATGTAGCTTTTGATTAAGTAGCTACTGAAACTTCAGGAGCAGAACCTTCAATACTGTTCTTTAAGTGAGCAATTCTAGCTTCTTCAAGCTTGATATCTGTGATGATTTGTTTGACTTTATCGTCAATTCTAACCATCTCAAGAGTATATCTATCGTTAGACAGATGCTCCTGTTCCCACTTCAACTCCAAGGACCTTTTTTGTTTGTATAGGTCTTGTATCATCTATAACCTCCTCATAGGTTATTCTGTATTTATCGGAAGCAAATACTTTAGCTCCAATATGTTCCCATTTTATAACATTTTCTCCTAGTTTGTCAACTATGGCTTGTTCAAGGGAAATTGCATTATCCTCAGATAACACTTTAAATCTTGCGTAATGATCGTAGGCATTTATTGTAACTGTAAATTTTTTCATGAAATTCCTTTCTACTTTCATAATGAGGCGGAACTATGTCCGCCTCAAAATTTTTAATTATTATGCACCTGGTGATGCAAAAATACCTCTATAGTCAGATACACCAAATGAGTATCTTTCTCTAGCTTTGTATCTTACGTTACCAGTATCGAAGTCACCTTCCATTGCAGTTTTAATTGCTGCTCTGTCAAAGTACTTCATACCATTAGGTACATCAGTGATAATGTAGAATGCATCTGGATCAGTTAAGAAATTGTTCACTCTATAACCTTGAGGAACCATTCCCATTGATGCGATTGCATTGATATCATTATCAGCAGTACCAACTCTACCTTGAGTCTTCATAAGTCTCTCAGCAGTGAACTGAAGTTCAGAAGGGATAATCATTTTAACACCTCTTGCAGCAATTTTTAGACCTCTTTCGTCTGTCATTGCAGCAATGTCAATTAATGATTGCTCTAGTGAAGTTTCGTTCAAGTCGGAAGCCGTTGCTAATGTGTTTGATACAGTTCCACTTACAGTTGGGTGGTTAGTTGCAAATAATGCAGAACCATCACCTGAAGTGAATGTACCGAAACCATTAATCAATGGGTTTACCGCTTTAACTTGTTTAGTGTTCGCCATAGATCTAGCTAATGCTTTTGTATATCTACTAGCAAGTCTGTCATACAAGTTATCCTCAATAGCTTCTTCAGTAATTGCAAAAGCAAGAGCCACAGTTTCGTGTGTGTATCTTGCAGTGAAAGTTTCTTGAGCATTGTCAAAAACAACTCCACTTCCTTCTGCTTTAGTCTGAGCCTGAGCAAAACCTGATAACATAACTTCTTCTTCAAACGCTCTGTCTGAAGATTCCGTAGCATATATTTCAGCATGCTGATTTTCATAACGTTTATATTCCAGTCCGAATAGTGCATTCAGGCCTGGTTCTAGTTCTTTAACTAGTTGTCCTCTTGATATAGCCATATTTGTTCTCCTATTCTAACTATTATACGCCGTTAACGTTCATATCTAACTCATGCTCATTGATTCTTACGACCCAATTTACATTTGCTGATCCAACATCATTATTAGAAGGATCTTTAGAAACTCCTAAAATTTGCAAAGTAGCTGAAGAGCCATTTGCGATTGTTGCATCATTTAGTTCAACACCAGATATATAATCCGGAGATGAACCAGCTGCATAAGCGATATCTGCTACTGCAAAAACGTCATTTGCGTTTGATGCACCAGCATTGTTTGATTGTATTTCAAACCTTTCGTAAGGGTCGTCAGAAACGAATCCTACGATATCTGTTGCAGTGTTACTTGCATTCAGATGGTTTGCCCATGTTGGTTTGCTTGTAGAAGCATCAGTATAAAAAACACCATTAAGTGATCCCATGATAGCTCCGCCAGCACCTGCTACTACTATAGTACCAGTAGCTGCCATTTTTACTGGATCCCACTGATAGATAGCTGTTGCACTTGCGGCAATACTATATTCGGATAAACCTTGGTTGTCTCTATTCTGGCCAACTTTTCCTATTGCTTTCAAACCGAAAGCTGCGTCTTGGTTTGCCATATTGTTTTCTCCTTTTGTGAGCTGTCTTTACAGACCTCCACTCACTGGTTTATTTTATTCGTTGGGTAGGAATCGTTAAAAAATTAACTTTTCTTTGAACCACCGAAGGTTACACGTGTCTGTCGATCAATATTGATCGGCATACTTGGGTGCTGTTCCTTCATAAGATCGTTGTCTACTGCTTCAACATTATCCTGACCTTGTTTAACATAATAGTCAGTTCGTTGTTCTGCAATCTCTTCCGGTACCCTAGCCAGCACTAGGCCTCCTACTCCGATTACCCCTTTGTATTTTCCATCATCCACAATTGGAAAGTCTGAGTCTGGATATTCATCAGCTCTTACAAGCTCGTATCCGGATCTAATTCTTCCAGCAACATTTTTAGTGTCTTGGAATCCCATAGATTCTACTCTGATCCATCTGTGTTTAAAACCTGTTGGTGCAGGGGGTGCATCTAAAGATGAAGGTGGAGTCCAAACTTTTTTCTTAGATTCTTTTTCTCTAGTTTGACTCGCACGGGATGCTCTTTTATCGTTATTATTTTCCATATGCTTATGCCTCCTTCGTGATTTTTAATTGTTTCGCATATTCTTCTAGTGGCACACCTAATTTTTTAGCGATTGCTACCTGTGATGATGTGAGTCTCACAGTCTTGCGACCATTATTTGTACTTCGCTTCGCACTAGCTACTGTTTGTACGGGTTTGGTCGTTTCCCCTTTATCTGATGTATTTGTATCAAATTTGTGGGGGAATTCAAGTCTTATTCTTTTATCTATTTCCGAATAATACTCATCAGATTGAGGATCGTAACCCTCTTGCTCTGTAAGTTTCTTATGTAGATCAAAAGCAGTATAAGTCATAGCATTATCTTGACCAAACCAAGCATTTCTAGATGCCCATGTTTCAGCCTTAGGATCTGGTGTTCCTTGTGCTGCTTGTTGTCTATTTAAGTTTATATTTGGAGTTTTAACTTCTTCAGCTTTCCTAGCTTTATACTGTTCTTGAGCAACTATAGTTTCTTTAAGTTTAGCATTTTTATAACTTAACTCAGAAATTGCAGTTTGAGCTTCTACTTCAGCATTAATATCTCCTGCTTCTCTAGCAGCAGCAAGTTTTGCTTTAGCAGCTTGAAGACCATTTACAACACTCTCTTCAGCATTTTTAAAAAACTCAGGTTCAAACTTTGAGATTTTTGCTTCAGCAGCTTCTTTTGCTTTTATTTGTGATTGAGCATAAGTTAACGCTTCATCTTTTTGTCTCTCAGCTTCTCTCCATTTATGAGTTAGTTTAGCTATTCTTCTTTGTACTCCATCAGAGTATTTTTCTAATTCTTGTTCTTTATCGTCCTTTGTAGGATCTTCTTTCTTTTCTTCTTTTTCTTCTAACTTAACTTCACGTTCATTTTCGTAAGTTTTATCTTCAGCTTCTTTTTCTTCTACAACAGGTCTTACTGTTGGTTCTTCTTTTACTTCTGGTTGTTCAATTTCTGCTGAATTATTTTCTTCAGGAATATCAACATCCATTTCTGGACCAGATGTATCTATATCGACTTTATTGTCTATTGGCATAGTTTATCTCCTTCTATGATTAAAATTGATGAAGTATATCTTCAGGGTCTTCAATGGTTGCTAAAACTTCATCGTCATTTAGCATTCTTATTTCCCCACCATCTATGTTCATTCTTGAACCGGCATATCTTGCAAAGATAACCCAATCACCTTTTTTACACCAAGG